AATCAATACTAGATTTACAAATAATGAATCTCAACAAAGTTTCTTTGCTGGTGATACAGGATTTAGATACAGTTCAGTTGTAGTTAAAGAATTGAATTGGGGAATGACTACAGGTGCTACTGCATCAGGTGGTGGCAGTTCTAGTGTATCAACACAAGGTTCTACAACATCGCCAATCAATAACACTTCACCAGCACAAAAAAGCATTTTTAGAGAAATAAAACCAACCAATCCATCTTTTAGTTTGCAATCAGGTTCAGTAAGAATACACATTAATTATGCAAACAGAAGCACTTCTAATTTTTCTGTTGGACAACAAGTAAAGATAAATGGTTTTGAATCTAAAACATTTGATGATGGTGAATTTATTTTAAGTTCTGCAATTAATTTTTCAGAAGGTGCTGGAACTCATGCAATCACTTCGATAGATTCAGATGGCTTTGGTTTTACTATTGCAGTTCCTAATACAGTAACATCTGTAAAATCAGGAAAGTTTGGTGGTAGTGAAATCACAGTTGATGATGAATTGGTTGCACCTGTATTGATACAGACTACATCAGGTTCTAATTTAATTACAGTTAATGCTGATAACTTTGCCAAAGTAGATGAAGCAGTTTCTTTTAATTTAGAAACAACATCTGTTGGTGGTATAGAAAGTAGAATCCTTGCCTTAGATCATAAAATTACCGCAAGAACTACAGATACACTTACAGTTGCAGTTACACAAAAAAATATTGTTCTAGCCAATCCTTTAAAAACTACATCAGGCTCAACATCATTGGTTATAGATTTTGCAGAACATAATATTGCTGTAAGTGATTCAATCACTATTTCAGGTGCTACAGCAGTTGGTGGTATACCAGCTTCCGATATAAACAAAGCACATACTGTTACAGCTATAACAGAAAACACAGTTACAGTTGTTGTTTCGACAACAGCAACAAGTACCGCAAGAGGTGGTAGTGATGCAGTTCGTTTAGATGGCAAAATTATTAGAACCAATCCAATAGAAACCACATCTTCTTCTGCTACTGTTAAAGTTCATTACAGAGGTCATGGTTTGGCAAACAGCGATACGATAACTTTAGAAGGCTTGGATGATGTTGGTGGTTTGGATAGAAGTTTATTAAATAAATCACATACTGTAGTTGATGCTTCCAATACAGACTATTTTACAATTACCTTATCTGAAAGTGCTACCGCTTCAGAATTTGGTGGTGGTGGTGATAGTGTTTTAGAAAGACCTGTAAAAGCTACATCAACAGTTAATTATGGATCATCAGGAAGCAGAATAAATCTACCAACAGAAATACGATGATAAATAAATCAAAAGCAAATAATTATATTGAATCTAAATTGAACGAGCCTTTTGCATGGGGTACTAACGATTGCAATACATTCATTGTTGAATACTTTGATAAGGTATTAGGTACAGATTTATTGAAAATAATTTATCAAAAATATTCTACAAAAAAAGGTGCAATTAAATTTCAAAAAGAATTTGCCCAAAGAATATCAGGCAGATGTTTGGAATTAGGTATGAAGGAATATCATCCTAGTAAAGCTATATTTGGAGATATATTAGTTAAACATAATGAAAATTGGGATTCATGTCATATTTGTATTGGTAGTAAAATGGCATCTGTAGATGAACAAATAGGTACAGCAATTTTGCCAATATCTGATTTTAACGATTTTGATTCTGCATATAGATTTAGTAATGAAAATTAGAAACATAATATTATTTATAACAGCTTTATTTTTTACAGGAAGTATTTTTGCTTTACCAGCATTAGCACCTGTTTTCGCTGGTATTGGCTCTTTAGTAGTAGGTTCTGCTGTAGCTGGTTCACTTACTGCTGGTGCATTAATAGCCATTGGTGTAGCTACAGTAGTTGTTGGTGCTTACGCTGGAAGTCAATTGCTTGGTGCTATGAAAATGGACTTTCCTGATGATATGTCTGCACAAGCACAATCAGCTTTAGCAAATCAACAAGGATCAACCAATCCTTTGCCTGTTATTTATGGAAAAAGAAGAGTCGGTGGTACACCAATTTTTTATCATGTATCAGGAGATGATAATGAGTTTCTGCATGTGGTTTATGCAATCGCAGAAGGTGAGATACAAGGTGTAAGCCAAGTCTATTTAAACAATGACAAAGTAAATACTACACCTGATTTATATGATACTTCTCTTACAGATATTCTTATCAACGAAGGTGAGGGCGGTACTCTTGGTAATGTATCTGTTTTTGGTATGGAAAATATTCAAAAACCAAAATATGAACCTACAGTTAAATATGAAATATACAATGGCACAACTACACAAACAGCAGATCGTGATTTAATTTCAGAAACCAATGGTGCTTGGACTTCATCCGATAGATTGCAAGGTGTGGCTTACGCTTATGTTAGATTTAGGTTTGAACCTGAAGTGTTTGGTAATACAGGAATACCACAAGTTAATTTTGATGTCATTGGTAAAAAAACAAGAAGCACAACATCAGGTGGAACTACATATAAAATATTTAGTGATAATCCAGCAGACTGCATTGAAGATTATTTAACCAATACCATTTATGGTAGATCAATTCCAAGTTCACAGATTGATACAACATCATTTACTACTGCAAGAAATATTTGTGATACTGAAGTTACAGTTGGTGGTAAAACACAAAAGAAATATACCTGTAATGGCATACTCAATACCAATAATAAAGCCTTAGATAATATTGAGAAACTTCTTACATCTTGTAGAGGTTCTTTGATATTTTCAGGCGGTAAATATAAATTACTCATTGATGATACAGGAACAGCAGTACAGACTTTTGATGAAGATAATATTGTTGGTGCTTTTGAATTATCTTTGGGTGGTAAAGAATATAAGGCAAATAAAATAAGAGCAAACTTCTTTAATAAGAATCGTGATATGCAAGGTGATTTTGCCATTGTAGAAAGTTCAACATTTAAAACAGAAGATAATGGTTTAAGTCTTGAAAGAGCCATAGAACTTCCATTTACAGATCAAATGGAAAGGGCGCAAATGATTTCTACAATTAACATGAAACAATCAAGACAATCATTGGTCTTTAAATTTACATCAACCATTGTTGGACTAAGAGCCGAAATAGGCGATGTAGTTTTTATTTCATTGGAATCATTAGGTTGGAATACTCTTAATTCTAATCAAGGTAAGAAATTTAAGATTATGAAACTTGCTATCAAAAACAATGATGAAGTAGATATTACTGCAAGAGAATACGATGATGATGTTTATGACTTTGGTTTAATACAAGCAGAAGATACTACGCCAAATACCAATTTACCTAATTTTTCATCTGAAGATAAACCAACAATAACTACACCTACAGAAGAATTGATTGCGATACCGCCAACATTATTTAATAGAGTAACTATCAATTGGACACAACCAAATAAATCTTCTGTTGAATCTTATGAGATAGGTATTAATAGACTGAACTCAGTACGTTTTGCAAATAAAGCTAGTTATGATTTTGAAGGTAGAAGTGTTACCGAAAGTTTTACCATTGATAAATTAGAAGAAGGTCAATATTTTGTAGCCGTTAGAGCAAAAAACAGATTAGGAGTTTATTCTGATTTTGCTACAGAGATATTTGAGGTCAAAGGTTTTTCTGTTCTGCCTAAAGTAAATACTCCAGCAATAAATTTTGTAACAGAAGAATTATTTACTACCACACAAGGTTCAGGTGTAAAAGCAAAAGCGATATTAACTTTTGGTACATCGGTCAATACAGATTGGGAAGATTTAGGAGTTACCATAGATCATTATGATATTGAATTTAGAAAATCAACAGAAGCATCTTTTCAAGGTGCTGGAACATCACAAGGAACTAATTTTGAATTCTTTGATATTGAACCAGCATTGTATGAATTTAGAGTAAGGGCAGTAAATACTGTTGGTGTAGCATCAGAATTTTCATCTACTACTCAAAGAATCTATGGCTTAACCGCAGTACCTTCAGATGTTTCTAATTTTTATTTAAGAGCAGATTCAAATACTGCTACTTTAAGTTGGACACCTACAACAGACTTAGATGTAAAAGTTGGTGGTAGTTTTGAAATTAGACATTCTTCATTAACATCAGGTGCAGTTTGGTCGCAATCAACACAAGTAGGCGAAGCTGTATCAGGTATATCAAATACTGTAGAAGTTCCATTATTGGTTGGTACTTATCTAATCAAAGCTGTAGATTCCATAGGCATAAAATCTACCAATGCAACATCTGTAGTTAATACAGTTACACCTGATTTATTTCAATCGCAAGTATTTTTAACAAGAACAGAAAATCCATCTTTTGCTGGAACTAAAGTTAATATGGTTACAATTGATGACCAATTAAAATTAGAAGCAGATACTTTGTTTGATTCATTGGGGTTGATTGATGAAGTAGGTTTGATTGACTCTGCTGGTGGTGTAGATTTATCAGGTAGTTATGAATTTAATAATTATATTGATACAGGAATATCTGCACAATCTTATAGACTTAGTTCTGCATTTGCTTTTACCACAAACTCAACAACAGATTTTTTTGATACTAGATCAGGGAACATTGATACATGGGATTCTATCGATGCCAATACTTATGATGATGTAGAGGTACAATTGCAAATAGCAACAACCAATGATGATCCTAGTGGTTCACCATCTTGGTCTGATTTCCAAAACTTCAGAATCGGTAATTATTATGGTCGTGCTTTTAAATTTAAATTATTAGTAACATCAGGAGATGTAACACATCAAGTTTATATCACATCTTTATCTGCAACTTTGGAAGCGTTCCAAAAAATAGATACACAACAATTAA